AACATAATCTTTTGTGGCCAGTTCTTGAGAAAAATCAATGACAAGATCCCATTTAATAGGATCTACACTAGATAAATAGTAAAGTGCCTTCAGATCTGTTCTAAGGCACATTCTTCCAATCATCCACTCTTCAATTTCTTGCGGAAACGCAGTTCCGGAACTTAATGTAACTCCAGTGTTATCTCTCTCCAAAATTTTATTCAGAGAGTCATACATTTTTTCCGTAACTGGAATATTTTCATAAGTCTGGCTCATTCTCTTACCTCTAAATTAACTCGTAAGCAGATTGATAAATAGCGTCGGCATAAGGTTGAACTCCATTCTCGTGAGTTACAATAGCTTTGGCCAATGCAATTAATGTTGCTCTATTTGAGAGATTTAAGCATTCGTTAACTTTTACCCCCATCTGCTTAGCGACGTGTTCCATATAAGCGCTCGTGTTATTCTCGTGTGTCGGAGCCCATCTGTTAATAATTTGACGAACTGTATTTAACCCGTATTTCTTATCGTAATTTCTAAGCAATACCAGTAAAGCTCTGATTCCGTATTCAGGTGAGATAAACACGCAAAATCTGGAATCTAACTCTTTAGATTTTGGATTTAACCCTTTCCATTTATTGATTGGGTTATAATCTATATTACCTGGATTGTTGTTACGAATCCCTCTTGGTGCAGTAGATAAATCAATCCCCATTATTTTTTCCTTCACTTCTGATTTTTTCTTGAACAAATTTAATAAGAATTTAAACATAGCAAGGTACCTCCTCTGGAAAAATTATAAAATCTCATTCTTATATTGTCAAGAACAACATCAAATCTTTATGATATTGTCACCCACAATATGTCTGTGTGATATGAGAATAATTTGTTCTATCTGCGAAGATAAACGTCTCAGGCACTCAGCTGTAGAGTTGGCTCTTTCTTCGCTCATAGATTCATCAATTTCATCACCCATAAAGACGTTGAATATTTTTCTCGTTAGAACTGACGATAAGGCCAAACGAATAGCCAAATTAGCAATCGCTTTCTCACTACCGGATAACAAGCATAATTCCTTACCGTCAACAGTTATCTCGAAATCGTCATTTATTTTAATTTCAGATATATCATAATTTGACATCTCTCTGCAAAGAGAAGTGGCCACAGAGGACAGAGAAGGTATAATGGAGTTCTTTACTGAAGAAGTGAACTCAGTGAGACCAGATATTGCTTTTTCCAATTTCTCAATTCTATCTCTTTTCTCACTAATACTTTCAACTAAAGTGTCGTAATTTTGCTTTTGTTTCTTATACTCAGTAATCTTACTCTCGTATAGCTTAGCTTCAGTTATTTTATTCCATAAAATTTCGCACTCGTTCTCTATCTCAGTTATATCACCAAGAGCCCTTAATTTGGTTCTATAACTGTAGTATTCTTTCCATTTCTTATACTTTTCTTGATGCTCGGTATATTTTCTCAGAAGTTCGTAATCGCAATCACCGAGTTCAGCCATTTTCTTGGAATACTCATAACCTTTTTCTTGAGCTTCGATTTTCTTAGTTTCAGCTTCCAAGAATTGTTCATCAATCAAAACTTTCGGCTTATCCACTGTAGGTTTTGTCAACCATAACACTTCCATTTCGTTCAGATAGTTTTGCGGAAATTGTGGCTCATCGACTTCTTTTACATCTCCAAGAGCGAACTCAGTTCCACAATTCGGGCACTTAGCTCTCGTAGCATTTTTCCAAGTGAAATAATCAACCCATTGGGACTTTTGTTTTCGGATTTCTTCTAAACTGACCTCAGGTTCTTTCCATGTTCTCCAAGCTCTACTGTCTAAATACCATTTAGTTAATTGCTCTCTGGTATATTTTGATCCCCAAACTGGGTATTCTTTTACCAACTTATCAAACTCGTTCTTATAATAATTATACAGAGCTTCATTCTTCAAATCCCCCACTGGGACTTTATCTTTCCATTCGTCTACTTGATCGCACTTTAACTCTTCACACTTGCTCTTTAGTAATTTCCCAGTGTCTTTGACTGTAAGTTTTTCGTCGTAAACTTTAATTAATTCCTTCGAATCTACGTAATCCTCTGGCTTTTCAGGTTCTACTGGTTCAACTAACGCCGTTTCGAATCCTTTGACAAAGTTCTTTAATTCGTTCTTTTCGTCTTTGAGTTCTTTTATAAGTTTTGTTACAACGTTTAAACCAATTACTTGATCTATAGCGTTTTTACGTTCTGTCGGCTTCATATCACCGAGTTTATTTATTTCGAATTGCTTAGCTGCATTACCAATGTCAAAAACTGACATATTGTAACCAAGTCTTCTAACAATCCAATCATTACAAGTAGATGTACCACGGACTTCTTCTCCTTCTGACGCTGTTATTACACAATCTTTTAGAGTTCTTTTTATTATTATATTTTCATCTCTGATTTTAATAGCGAGAGTTATTCTCAAATTTGGATCATAGTCCGAGATCTTTCCTCTTAGAGCTGAGCTTCCAAACAACCCAAATCTGATAAACTCTTGAATTAGTGACTTTCCGGCTCCGTTTTCTCCGACAATAGTCGTTAACCCTTTCTCGAACTTAAATGTTTTATCTTTATACTTTACACCATTTTCAACTCTCAACCCTAAAATCATCAATCGTTCCCTTTCAGACGAATGTATCTGTTCCATAATTCGTCAGCTATACCACTATCTTTTACACAATCCATAAACAAAGTTCTGAAATCGAAGTCAACATCGCTCTTAACTTCAAGATCAACGTCTTCTTCTTTTCCGAGTTTTTTTCCTATCAACTGCAAGCAGCTATATTCACTCGGGAGTTCTTCACCTTCTTTAAGTAAAATTCTAACTCTCTTGTCTTTTAATTCTTCTTCACTCCTATTGTTATATTCAGTTAAAGTCATAGTTTCCATTACTGAATCGTCGCTCTCCTCACCAAAAGCAATCGGATAGAAAGATCCAATGAATAAAGTTCCGTCTTGCGTCAAATGTTTCTTATGAAAGTGTCCGCTATATTTTCGGCCCGTGAAGGTAGCCACTGCGGCCGGAGTTGGATCATCGAAGTGACCGATAATACATTTAACTTTAGTATTTAATCCATCTTTAACTAAGTCATCGGCACTTTTGAAATGACTGTACGGAACTAACAACAAACCATCTTCTACAATCTCAGGTTTATCTTCAATGAAGTGAATGTTGGTTTCGTTCTTTAACAATTTGCTGAGAATATAAAAGCTCGTGCAATATTTCTTAGATTCATCTTTACTGAGATCATGATTGCCAGCTATGAAGTAATAATGATTCAACGGATGGTTGTTCTTTCGTATAATCTCATAAACTCTCATCAGAACTTCGTTACTCACAAACGGAGATTCAAATAAATCCCCAGCGTGAATTACTATTCTTTTATTGCTAGAGTCTAACTCCTTTGCAAAATCTTCGTAAATTTTCTCTTCATACTCACCACGTCTATCTAACGGAACGCCGTCTTTGAATGTTCTTCCAAAGTGAGTATCGGTGATTAGCGTAAAATCAAGCTCATCATCGTCATAATAGTTATAATTTACTTTTTTAGTTTCTTTTTCCATTCCTCATACTCTTCTATTGTTGACGGATTAGAGAGTTTACCAATTACTCGGTTGCTCTCCGTTAATGCTAAGAATGTAGGTATTACACTGATTTGATATTTAACAATGGTTCTCTTGTAAGAAGGTAGATCGATGTCTATATCCATATCATACCCTAACTTATTCTTATTTGCAAAGATCTTACATTTAGGACACCAAGTAGCGCAAAACCTAATAATTCTCATTTCATCAATCCTTCTTATAAAAACAATGACATTTACACCATTTCTTTCCGTCTTTATCCGGTTTTCCATTATCCATCTCGGCTAAGCATTTCTTTCCAACGCATCCGCGCTCGTCGCTTTCTTGCTCGCATGGACATTTGTTCATAGGAACGTTGAACCGATAACGGAAGTTTGCTATTTTCTGGAGATATTCAGCATCTACCTGTGCGTGAACACATTTAGCTGCATCTATCATCTTTATTTTAATTTCATCTACATTCATGTTACACCCTCAATTCATTTCTGTTTTTCCAAGTATCTATAACCCAAAGAGCTTCATTAACGGCATCGCACAAAGCGTCGTGCTCAGTTAGACCGTTCTTCATCTCTAACTTTGGTAAATTTTCTCCATAAATTCCCATAAGGAACGAACGGACGTCCCTATGTTCCCAATGATTAAAAGGATTAGGTACATCATATTGTTCACAGTAACTTGCTATGAACGGTACGTCAAAACTGAGTGGTTTACTCCAAACTCTTGGATTGATTGTATCTTTGTTAACCCAATCTATAAAAGATTTAAACCCTTCGTAAGTGTCTTTCTCATCTTTGACGATCTCGTTAAATAAAGGTAATCTGCTGAGCCAAAACTTACGAGTATCTTCTTGCCAATACCTATTTCTCGGCATTTTGAGTGAGACCTTAAACGTTTCTCCCATTTCTCCCGAAAAAGGATCGAACTTCACAGCGCCAATCTGAATTATGGCCGCTGTATTCGGATTGGTTCCGCTAGTTTCAAGATCTAATAAGACGTCTCTCATATTACATTCTCCAATCTCGATGTTTTGTATATCTTTAATTCTTCCCAAGTTCTATTCGGGTTTTCAGCAATAACGGTTCCTGGAACCATATACCACTGTTCTCTAACCGTAGAATAGATGAAATAGTGATATAGACCATTTGCTCGTAATATTCTGTTTCGTTTACCTTCTTGAGATGAAAACAAAGATTTAGTTACACCTCTGACATTTGTTGTACATTTAACTTCAGCAAAATAAGTAACGCCATCTTCTATCACTATAAAATCTGACTCCCTCTTTTTACCGAGAACTATCGGTCTTTCTCCAAATCTTCGTAATTGAGCGTTAATGTCGTGAGTATCAGTTAGACGTGTTATATAAGAGTCTTTTCTCGAACTGAAATAATTATAAACAATATCTTCTGCTTTCTGCCAATTCTGCATTATCGAACTTTCCTTCCGTAAAATTGCTCAATGCGTCTCCATGCTTCTTGAATATACCAATCTTTATCTAATCTGTCAATGTATTCCGAGCACTTTTTTCCTACAATATTTCCGTTTTCGATGAAGATGTTATCTGGACAAGAGGCAAACTTTTCTGGGTTCTTTCCTATCTTCTGTTTGTAAAGAGCTCCGTCATTCGAATTCTTTGAAGCAAAAACTCGGAACGTACGTTCATATTCAAACACTTCACCATCTTTATTCCACACTGTTCTCGTATTCTTCCTTCCGGTCTCCGGTTTAATGTACGATTCTTTAGAAAATGTGCAGTTCTTCAAAGCTCGATTGTAGAGTGCTGACACATGATAAATTTTCTGGAAATCAATCAGGTTATCGTTGTCTTGAACTGTTTTTTCAGGCGGAATCTGATCCAAGAGATAGGCTCGTACTGCGAAGTTCACGACCGGTAAATCATAATCAAGCTCGGATAAATCTTTAACAACTGCACCTTTAGCTTTAATATCAAATTTACCGGTTTTTTTACTGATAGTATCTGACTCAGCCAAATAGTTATTGACATCTCTCTGAACAAGTTTATGAAACGGATCATATTCTAATTCCATTCTGCTACGTTTTTCCCATTCTTTACACGCTTCATAAAATTTATCTTCATTCTCCTTAGATTCAAATTTTATGTAGATCCCATCTGTGTTAATGTTAGATATTTCTCCAAACATTTCTACATGTTCAATTAGATCCAGCAATAATAATTGCCCCGTTAAGCACACAGAATGTGCTTGCCGCGGATCATATACCGGAGAACCTTTAAAATTACTAACACCGTAAAGAGCATTAATACATATTTTCAAGGCATTTGACATTTTCTTTTTACCGGTTTTTTTATAATCTAAACGCTTGTTTTTAATTTCTTTGAATTCTTGTTTACCTCTTTCCGGAATAGACCTAGAAAGTAAATTATATTCTAACATAATTGAAGGATAAAGGCTCGCTACGTCGCCATCAATGAAACGTCCTTGAGAAAAATAATTTAGCTTCGCCCCATGAACACCACCCCAAGCGAATGTAGTTGGTATTCCAGCAATCTCACACTCTAATTTAGCTCCTTCGTTATGATTTTTCGGATCTTTAAACCAGTCTATAACAAAACTATATTTTTTTATTTCCAAGTTTGTAGGAAATTGTAAGTCCCACTCGTCGTCATAATCTTTTCTCTCAGCACCTAAAATTGTGGCTGTTAATTGAGCTTTCGTCTTAATCAAATCTGATAAAGGCATATTGTACATTTTAATTAGCTCAAACTTAGATTCAAAATCTTCTTGTCTTTTACAAAATACAGCTAATAGTGCGTTTACATCAGCTCGGCAGTATTCTATGGTTTCTTGGATTTCTTCTTCCGTCAAAGGTCTATCTAATCTAAAGCTGACTTTAGACTCGTGAATATCCATACCCATAAACGCTTCCAATTTCTTTAGACTTGGCATAAGCTCAGAATACGCATCGTAAGAGAGAAAGTTATAGTTACGAATAGATTCGTCAAACTGCCAGCCTGGTAAATCTTTTGTAATAATCCATTCGTTCATCTCATAAGGATTAAATCCCGCTAATATAGCTTTAGCAATATAGTTATCATAAGCCTTTCCGTTATATGATACAAATATGTGATTCTTGTGCGAATCCATAAATTCTCTGAGTTCGTCTGGATTATTAACAATAACTGTTTCTTCTTTTTTAATTGGATCGAGTATAACAACGAGCCAGCAATACTTAAATGTTTCAAAATCCCAGAATATTAACATTAGTCTTCTCCATACCATAAAAGAGATGAGGATTCTTGCTGGTATGGAAACAAGAATCCTCATAGATTAAAATTTATTTACCATACCATATATTTTTCCTACACTAATTCATACACTATGTCAATAAAAAAAAAATAACCCACCTCCGAAGAGGTGGGTAACTAGGGTAGCGATTTGTATTTCTAATGAAAACCCGCACCAGATACTTTGATTACCTAAATTCGATAACATCGCTACCTAAGCATCCTAGAGTTGCCTTTAAAAGGAGGGCACGAGCGACCAATATCCCACTAGCAATATGTCTACCTGGCTAGATTATACTCCCTCTTAGTGGGGCCTTTGGTCTAGGCTTTCAAAAGAGGAGAGCTTGAGTTCTTTTTATATATTAATCCTCTCTATTTTCTTTGTCAACTACAAAATAAAATCCAAATTCATCTCTTGTCAAAACATTATCTTTCAAAGCTCGTGACAATGTTTGATAAACACTGTCACGTTTCATTGTGCAATTTTCTCTAAATTCCTTTGTTGATAACTTATCTTTATTCAACTTATCAAAAACATTCAATAATGACTTATAAGTACGCTTCATTTAATCTCTCCCAATACAACTGTTCTAAAGATATTCTCATAGAACACTTTAAATTTTCTCCCTTTCAATGAATTCACACTCTGTAATGAGACTCCCATATTACCCAGAAACTCATCGGCAATATCAAGTCTGTTCTCTAAGTTAAACGCTTGAGTGAAATAAGTATCTTCATTGGTCTTAAACTCAATCTTCAACTTAAAACCTTCCATTTTAGCGTTAACTACTTCCACGTCATAGAGTTTCCCACACGTAGCTTGGCTCTTAATCATAGAAACAATCTCAAACACGAGCTTCGGAACATCAAATGTTTTTTCGAATAACTCTATGGATCCTTTGTAAATATCCGGTAAGCTCATTTTATCCACCTCACAATAGGTTCTCCGAGATGACCTTTCTGAAAACAGAACCAAGCATAGCATAAGGCAGGTGCTGCTTTATATTTATCGAAATCGCCATTCTTAGCTGTTCTGGCCCGAGAGGAAAACACATAAACAAACTTCAGAGATTGGTTAGCAAACAAAGATTCATAACGCTGAGTCCCTTCCAATAGTTGAATACGAGCGAACATTATTACATAACAACCATAATCAACGAGCTCAAGTGCGTGATTGATCATTTTTTCAGCAAGTGAGAATGGTGGATTGGTTAAGATGTCACCGTTGAATTTGTTTTTAAACTCAAAGAAATCTTTAGTTAAATGCTGATTCTTATATCCACGGTTTTCAATATCAGTGTTAAAGACATCGTATCCGCGAGATGTAAGGACTTCGCTAAGTTCTCCGCTACCGCAGCAACATTCCCAGATGTTTTGCGACAACGTAATGTCGTGATCTTCTTTAATTCTATCCAAGAATCTAACTAGATTATTCGGATCTGAAGCATAGAAATCGAGACTTTCTCTTTCTTCTTTAGCGTCGATATGAGCTCCGACAGCCAAGTTATAAAAATTCTTCACGCTTTCTGTAGCCATTATTCTTCCTTTCAATGATATGTTATATCTTCACATTCTTCGGCTAAAAAGTTTAATACTTCATCTACAGTTTTAAATCTTCTACCGATAAGGCCGTAGTTACGATAACGATCGTCTACAACATAAATCCACCAACCTTTGTAAAACCCTGCTTCCTGAGCAGCTGTCTTATTCAACGTTACTTCATAGGCTTTATGCTCATATTGTGGTACTTTCCACGAGGTTATGGTTCTTGCTTGTCTTGTCATTCGTGACCATCCTTCCCTTTATGTTTATATACTTTACCGTCCCAAGCCCATTCACGGATTCGATTAACGTTCCATTTTTTATTAACCACATCCTCAAGAACATCCTTCAGGCCAATCGTGAACCACATGGCTAGATTTTCAGCTGTCTTCGGGAACCAACGGTTTAATCCGCAACAAACTATAAATATATCAGCTAACTCATTTTTAACGTGTTCATCGTCTTTAGCTTCTTCCCACTCGCGTATCTCTTCCTCTAGTTTACGGAACTGACTCTCAGGGGTTGCTAAAGGAAATAATTCAGCGTGTTCCTTCGTTATTTTATCCATATCTAACATTATCTATCTTTCCCTTTCTGTTGTTTAATCCATTCTATCTGTTCTTTTTTGGTTATGTCACGAATTTTAGTACCGTCTTCATTACACCAAGCCACCGGACGCCAGTGGTTGTAATATCCGGTATTATCTTCTCCGCTGTCAAACAGTTCATTCATCACATCGCAATCATTTGAATCTTTACTCATTTATTTTTACTCTCATTTATTCTATTTATTTCATCTTGAATATAAAAGATGGCTTTTTGTAAATCTTGGACAGCAGGATTATCGTCTTTTAAACCGCATCTCCATAAATATTTTATAGCGTTACCAACATTAAAGTTGTGATGTCTAACAATTTCTATACATTCTATCCCAGATGGGTGATTGTTATAATAACTTGGGTGATTTACCGTTGCGTTATTTTTCATCTTCTAACTCCTCAATCTGTCGTAGGGCTTTTTCTGCTATATCCGTGGCTTTAAAACATTCATCATCTGCCCATTCGTAAATATCTTTCAACGCACCAACCGCAATCTTTAATTGCTTTTCCAATATTTCAATCTTATCAATGGCTTGCACAAGAGTCTCGACTCTACCACTAGGCTCGTCATTGTAATTGTATGGCTCTATTGGCATTTCTTTTCTCCCTTACCGTATTTAACAACGGTGTTCTTGTTAACTTTTAACATTTTACAAACATCTTTAATTTTATAACCGTCTTTTCGTAACTTTTTTATCTTATTTATTGTTTCTTCATCTAATCTTTTCATAACATATACTCCGATAATTGTTGTTCGATTTTATCTAGTTCATTAGTGCCAAAGTTCAGTTTTATCTTGTCACTTTCAACGTCTCTAAATCCAACTAATTTTTTGAGCATATCTATTTCTTCGTCAGAAGCCTCCAGAACGATGTTTTTAGCTCTTGTGGGTAAGTGCTTAGCAAATAACAATTTTGCCTCTGGGAACCCATTTTCCACCCAATCGCACGCTATTCCTTTTCCGTAGTCAGGTAATGCTTCCCAAGTTGTTTTTCCGAATCCCTTTAAACCTTTGATGTTATCCGATGGATCTCCACATAAAACTTTACGTGTGAAAATATATCGTCTCTTCTCCCATTCAGAGTTTGCCATTGGTAGAGTAGCATTTGGTATCTGGAGTAAATCTTTATCTGTAGAAAATATCGTCACCTCTTTGAACCACTTTGATATGGAAGCAATCACATCATCTGCCTCGTACCCGTAGACTTGAATCGTGCAAACGTTTGGTTTACAATATCTAAGAAGTTCTTTGAACCATTTTAAGTTCTCAAAGAAATTATCGGTAGGTAACTTTCTGGTTTTTTTATATTCCGGATAAATATTTCGACGATATTCGTTAGCGTTTGGACCATCGAAAACATAGAACTTAACTATATTCTCGGAATCTCTGTTTGCTTCTTCTAATAAAGATCGAATGAAGGAACCGGAGATGGACGTCTCTGCTTTAATTCTGACGTAGTTGTTACAATCATAAATATAAATTTTTGGAGAATCCATCTCCTACCCCTTTCGATTACAGAACTTCTAACGTAATAGTTGTCCAGTTCTGGTTGGATTTATTAGAGTTCAATTTGAAGCCGACACGAACTTCAACTTCAGCGTTAGCCAAATTGAGTCCTCTTTCTATACAAGTATCTTTGAATTTAGCGATCTCAGATCTGTTAGTTGCAGCTGTTGTATAACCAATGCGTTGACCCACGCCTGCAACAACACCGCCGTCCGTAGATTTGATTTCTTCTAAGAGTTCGAAGCACAAATCTGCAGATTCGTATTCATAAGCCGTAGAATCCAAAGCCTGACATTTAGCTACAACTTCAGTCCAAAGTTGACCATTCGTACAACGGCCACCACCATAGGTGCTGAAGTATTGCAACTGACCGTTGACGTTACATTTAATCGAGCGTTTAAACTTCGATTCACCAATCAGTAATTTAGCTCTAAACGGAGCTTTAATTACTTCTTTACCATTCAACATCAATGTTCCGGATTTAATCTTGAGCATGGCGTCAACCGAAATCGGAGCCGCTGTTGCACCAAAAGAATCCAAACCATAAGATGAAGGGTAATGCTCACCAACAGGTTGTAAATCCGTAGATTGAGCTGTAGCAGGAACATTCTCAGAGGAGGCAACTTCTTCAAAAGAAGCATCCTTAATCTGAGCTTGATCCCACAAATCTTGCGGACAATCTGCCGGTTTTTCTAAAATACCAGCTGAAATCATTGTTTTCAAAATATTTACTGTATAATTACTCATATTTAATTTCCTTTCTGATTCTGAGTTCTGTTACTATCGGATCGCACGATTGCGATTCGTTCTTCATAATAATACTTTTTAAAACTGAGTCAAGTTTTTTACTAAATTATTTAACATTTTATTTCCTTTTTAACAACTCTTCGTTCTGTTTAATTATAAGTTCGTTTTACTCGATAATCTTAGATAGATACTCTTTGTTCTGTTTCTGCAACTCTTCCATAATCTCGTTGTTACTATTATCTTCAAGCAATAGTAGTAGACTATATAATTGAGATATATTCGCGATGTCGTTTAGCTTATCATTTTCCACTTCAGGTCACCTGCGTAATTTCTTAATCCTTTGCAACATTTTGATATATTTTGCCTCCATATTCCGGTTTGTCTCGACGCTTCGTTAATGCTTTTATATATAATACCTGTAGATACACATAGTACTTTTTTACTAAAATATTTATTATTTATGTTTTTAGCACTTATTCTAGAATTTCTTGTTCCATAGTTTATGTTCTCTAGGAATGTACACCATTCCAAATTCCCAACGTAATTATTTGATTTATTTTCATCTTTATGATTTACAAAAGTTTTACCTTCAATTTTTGATAAAAAAGCTTCAGCTACCAAACGATGAACTTTAAAAGATTTAAGTTTTCCGTTTTTACATAAATTTAAAATTCTATATCCACATCCGTCATCGTGAGATGATAATATTCTCTCGTTTCTAGGCTGGTTATGCGTATCTATTCTAGCTAAGGACTTCACTAATCCAGTATTAGAAACTTGATATAATCCCTCGTAGCATTTTATATCTCTCCATTCTATTTTAATAGGCATTACCATTTCCTCCATCTGTTATGTTCTAGTAGGTAATTTATGACAAATACTGAGGAAACAACAATCTCAGCGGCAAATTCCATTGTTGACATAAGAGCAAATACCAACTTTGACTCTACTCCACCTAAACCCCAACCATAAGTCCAGATCAAATAACAAATCCAACTAATCATTCTTCTAACTCCTCTGCTTTTTCGCACATAGTTAAGTGCATTAGCGCTTGTTCTAGAATTTGAGTTATATAAATTATCTGACCAATTTCGTTGTTTACAACTACGTAATCTTTCTTCGCATCAATTTTATTTACAGTGAGATATACCGCAAACCTTTTGTTTTCAGACAATTCGCATAACCACCATTTACATATATCTGTTTCGTAAGTAGGTTGATCTTTTTCTAAATTTAACAGTAAAGGGTTGTATTTTTTCATTCTTCCACCTCCCTTAATTCAACAATGTCTATATTATCTTTATTCAAAAGTTTTCCGTTAAGTATAAATTCATTCCTCATTAAAAATTTCTTGGCACCAGAGTAAGTTTTCCATTCTAAAGTTCTATTGAAAGACTTAACTTCATCTTGAAGTTCTGCTCCGTAATAAGCTAAAATGAATCTACTCTTAATCTCCAGTGTTTTTACCGATACTGCCATCTTGTTTTAACTCCTTATTTTATTGCTTCTTCAAGTTTTTTAACCAAATTTTCTATTTCATCTATTTTTTTAACAGACAATCTCGATTTATTAAATAAATCTTTATATGAAACATCAGATATTCCAATATAACCATAGTTGTTAATAAAGTTATTATATTCAATCCAAGATGTTGAACCTTTTTCATTTACCGTATGAACAAATTTAGCATATATTGCTTTGCCATTTTTATCATACATTAAGAAACGTGAACCAAATTCTATAATGTGATGCTTGTATCTACCTTTCAATGCTTCAACTATCATACCTATTTTAGGCTCAATATTTATTTGCACAAGCGTTTTCATTTTCCACCTACCTTAAATACATCCGTCATCTTGTTTTAACTCCTTTAATTTATATTCAGGTTTTTGCTCAATAACTTCACAAAAATCATATTGTTGTTGAGTGCATAACTTTTGAATAAGATTATCTTCCCCATTTGAGTAACCTAATCCAAAAAATACCAAACAGAGTACGAGTAATCCAATGCCAAAAATAAAATAAACAATAGTATCTGCTAAATCTTCTTTCATTCTTCATTCTCCCTTAAACTCCTTACTGTTTACAGCTTCTTGCCAAGTTGGATACTGAGCAATAAAATTTGTTTTATCTCTCACAAATTCAATAGGTGCTCTACCAACACACCAACCATCCTCGGCTATTATTGAACACGTACCTTCCTCTTCAATAATAGCTGTAACAACAACCTTCATATTACCATACGGATCCTCTTTAAAACATTTTTTAGGCTTTCTTATTTGTCCTATTTTTAGTTTTCTTCTGAACATCTCAAATCCTTCCAATCTCATCATATTCACCCCAATTAATACAAACATAAAACAAGTCTTCATTTGCTATATATCTAAAGGTTTTATCTTTGTAAAAAACAAATATTCCCCCATCCTTTTTAACCAATCGTTTAGCATCAAAGTATTTTAACGCCGCTTTCCGGTCCTTGGCCTTGTCAAAATTAAAAGAATGAAATGTAATATTACTTAAATCTGGGAATGTTGCCACTGTTACATGAGGAACATTCAAAAAAGCATGCTTAAGATCAAATTTATCCCAATCAACCTTTTCCAATTTCTTCCGTTTAAACAACCATCCAAACATCTCAATCATCTCCTTTATCTCTTTTGGGTTGAAACGCATTTCTAATCATCGCAGCAACAGTTTCCAATCTTGCGATTTCTGTTTCATTTTTCCCATTAACTTGAGCGATGATTTCAACTCCACCAAGTTTCATGATCAATTTAGATACTTTATCTGATTCTTCTTTCATCAATTTTCTCCCAAAATTTCCCAAATTTCACGCAACTTATCTCTATATGAGTCTCTCTCAGCAATTACCTCAGAAAGTTGTTTTTTCAATTCTTTAACTTCCGAGTTTTCTTCCTCGATTTTTGCTTCATGAGGGAACGGGCCGTATTTTTTAAAATAAATGGATAACGGACCTTTTATTTCGGATCTAACGCGTGAAAATTCATCGTAGTTATCTCTGATGTTATGAACAATATCACGAGCCTCTTTAACAGTTACGTTAAAAATACTACCGATCGATTTAGCTACGTTGTTATCATAATAGTTATACGTGTGATTTCCATATTTAGACGTAATTAATTTCAAATGTCCACATAAAGAATCTGTATATGATGTAAACTTTTGATTCTCGTCTTGTTTAGCTTCTCTACAATCTTTATCCGTAAACGGAAACGCTCTCTTTTCGTATTTTCTTCTCATTTTTATTTTCTCCTTTTTAGAATTTTGAGACGGTGGTGAATCCCACCGTCTCAATTTTATGAAACAATTCTATTGTGCCATTTTACCAGATAAGTCATACAATGATTGCAAACCTACTGCATCAAATGGGTTAACTCCACCTTTTTCACTCCCTCCAGCTATAACCATACTCGTTGGGAATTTAACACTAGCTAACGCTTTAGCGATACCAATTTTGGTTTCCATTTCAATGTTAGCCTTCTCAAGCGGTGTAAGTCCGGCCTCAACTTTTTTCTTCGCAGCATAAGCCTCTGCTTCGCCTTGAGCTTTAATCTTTTCAGCTTCGAATTTCGCTTGCTCTGCGGCTAATCGAGCAACTTCTTTCTCTTGCTCAGCTTTGATCCGAGCAATTTCAGATCTTTTCTGTGCTTCAGTTACTTCCGTTGCTTTTTGAACCTCCGCATTCGCTTTAGCTTCCGCAATACGAGCTTTTCCTTGTTCCTCAGCTGTAATAGCGTCTTGCTTAGCTTTCTCAGCATTGGCTTGAGCTACAACTTTATTTTGTTCGGCATCTTTTTTGCGAGCGATCAACTCGTTAATTTTGTCATCGTATTCAAAATCATTAACTACGAATTGAAGAATTTCGATGCCGTAGTGTTTCAATAAAGATTTCTTTTGAATAATAGGATTGCCTTCTTCATCATAGACAACCTTAATCTCTTTCTTTTTGAATTTAGTCCCATCTGTATCCGTTACTTCCACAGTTTTTGTGTTAGTCTTAAAAATACCTTCTTTTAATTGTTGCATAGCTAAATCCGAAAATATAGCACGTCCGGCGGCGTAAGAATCCTCAGCAACCATGTATGTGGCTGTGTTTGACAACGCTTCAGCTACATTACGAACAATTAAATCACGTTCTACGTTACTATAGTTAGCGTAATCACGATGAAGTTCTTTTTGCTGTTCTGGGTTGCTCGGAAGTTTAAATTTAACAGTTCCTTTCACTTTCGCAATAGATCCATCGTTAAATCTAACTTGAAGTTTATTATCTTCAAAATCAATATCTTCAGAAACAGGATACGTTGTTATCTCTCCAAACATTTGTAAATATAAACCAGGTTCATTACGAACAGTGACATAACCAGTCCCTGCCGCTTGTTTAACCTGATAATTTCCAAATGTATTTGTTTCAAAAATTTGACTGGCGCAAAAAGCTCCACCTAGTAATAACAATACTGCAACAACAGCACTTAATTGTTTAATCATTATATTTTCCTTTCATTTTATTTAATTGTTTAAGTTTTTCCGGTGTTTTTTTCTTATCTTCTTTTTTATATTCATCGAAGACAGAAATCTCTTTTTTAATGTCATTTAGACATTGACGATCATATCTCATTTGAATAGTCTTCCATAATTTTCTGAAATTGATAAGTCCCAGAAAAAGAACCACTATCACTAAAATAGTTGCCAAATTTATCAATGTATTTCTCCTTTCGTTTTCGATTCGTTGTCAATATAACGCATTTTTAATTGTGAGTCAAGTTTTTTCCTAAATTCTATACCCAACATTTAAAGATTCAAACCCAGATCCATTTACAAGAGCTCTTTTATGAATCTGTAAAGGGTCCATATAAACATAAAAAGCATCATATAAGTCGATTTTATCGGTGATGAATTTGTCGTTATCTTCCAATGGTTTATTTACCGTCATTAAAACAACTTTAACAAAATTCTCAAAATTGTTTATTACATCTTTACTACTAACGTCAGATTCAAAAATAAATGTAGTTCTAATAACTTTACGTTTATTAGTTACAGGATTAAATACCGGAAATTCAATTCTGATATATCCTATTTTATTTCCATCGTCATCGTCACATTCAACCTCG